GGCGCGCGGCCTGCTCCGAGAGCAGGCGTTTCCGCTCGATCTCGGCCTCGGTTTCCACGCGGGCGAGCGTGTCGTCCACGGGTTTGACAAAACCGCCGCCTGCATTTGATCCGAAGAGCGCCTTGCCGATATTCTTCATGGAAATATCCTCGTCATCACGTAGACATCCTCGCGGTTCGCGGTGTAGTTTCTCAGCACTGCCTCGGGCTCGAACTTCGCGGCTCTCGCCCAGCGGGCATACGCGGCGTTGGAAGTTTGCACGTGAATCTGCATCCGATGCAAGGGCAGTGATTGCGCGGCGATAGCGCAAAAGCGCCGGCTCGCGTAGGTGAACCAGCGCCCGATCGGCTGCAACTGCGGTGTGGCGATCATCCAGCCCTCGGCGACTCCCGGCCACAGCAGCACCAGCCCCCACACTGCGGCGATCTTGCCATTGTGGATCAGGGTGAAGGCGGGGCCGAGCGCGGCCTGGCTTGCGAGCTGCGGGTGATACTGGTCGATGACGCGCAGGTGGTAGTCGGCGAAGGGAACGATCCAGGTCGCCGGCGGAGGGGCGAGCACGGCGTTGAGATTCGCCGGCGTCAGGACCGCTTGGGCCACAGGGGAGCCATAGGCTATCGGACATCCCGCATTCGTTATCGCGGTATCCGGACGCCGGCGAATTCAAAGTATATCACGCCGCAAACACGTCGAAGTCCGTCTTGGCGGTGAAACTCCCCTGGACGAAGGCGGGATTCAAGGGCGCGGCGCGAGTGAGCTTGCGGTATTCGCCGCCCCCGAGCATGAGGTATCCGTAGGCGTCGCCAATGTTCGAGAGCAGGTTCTTGTTCGGCTTGTCGCGGAAGAAGTCTTTTCCGCCTACGCGCACGCGCTTGAAGTGGTAGCCGCCCGCGAGGGCCTTCACCATGTTCTTGCAGTTCTTGTGGATCGTGAGGCCGTTACGCCGCAGCATCGGAGCGGCGCCCGCATCGCGGCGTGCATCGACGTCGTTCGTCTCGCAGGGCCGCAACTGCAGGCCGAGCCCCCGCAGGTATTCCCCGCACACGCGCTCGTAGACCGGATCACGGGACTCCGCTGACGGGTCGCCCCAGGCGATCACCTTCTCGTTCGGAAAGTGGAGCTGCATGTCGGAGAGGAGGCGCTGCCCGAAGCGTTCCAGCCCCATTTCATCCAGCGCCACCTCGTGCAGCAGGTTCCAGTGTCCGTCCGGCAACTTCTGCCCGAACGCTGCCGCGGGGTTAAGCGTCAAGCCGAAGTCCAAGCCCACTTGCAGCGGCACGCCTTTGGTGAATCGCGGCTCGCCCACCATCGCCTCCTGGTCGAACTCCGGCCAGAAGGGCTTGCCGTCCGCGACGAACACGTACTGCCCGGCGACATAGCAGCGGATCTCGTCCAGCTTCACGCCCGCCATCTGCTGCTCGTAGTAGCCTTCCGGCAGGTGCGCGAGGTTCTCCGCATCGGGGTTGAACTTCCACCACTTGCCGGCCGAGAAGATGCAGGAGTCGGCCTCCTCCTCGGTCGGCTCGCGATTCAACTCGAATGCGGCCGGCGGCTGGCGGTAGAAGGTCCACTTGAAGCGGCCCTTGGGGCGTTCGCGTTCGGCCAGCCGATGCCACCAGTGATCTTCGTCCGTGGGGTTGGTGTCCATGATGCCGCCGCGCCAGGTTGGCCCGCCGTGATCCTTCGACGGATAGCGCCCGCAGCGGCGATTCAGATGCGTGATGATTGAAAATCCCAGCTCACGCGCCTCGTTCGCCCAGTAGCCGGTGATGTTGAGCGACAGCAGCTTTCTCACGTCCTTCGGCTGATCGAGTGCCAGGAACATGAACTCGGCATCCAGGCCCGGAATCTTGCCGCGCTTGGGCATGCGGATGTGATGCGTGATGGGCGGCGTCCACAGCAGGCGCCCCCACTGATGTTCGGGGAACAACTCCGTCCAGGTTTTCAAGGTCGTGGTTTTCAGCTCACCGTAGGTGTTTCGCACTACTGCCCAGCGGGAATACCGGATATTGTCCCGGGGAGAGGGCTTCTGCTCGAGCGCCCGAATCATCAGCTTCGCAGCCGAGCCGTAGCTCTTGCCGCTTCCCACCGGCCCCATGATGCCGGTGACGAAGGAATCGTCCTCGATGAAATCGTAGACGGTCGGGGCGTTGGAGAAATCGAAGTCGAGATCGACGCGCTTCTCGGGGGCGAGGCTCATAGCACCATCGCAGCCTGCCGCGTCCGATCTGACTGCAGCGTGGCGTATTCGGGATTGAGCTCGCAGCCGAGCCAGCGCCGCCCGAGATCCTGCGCGACTTGGGCGGTCGTGCCGCTCCCAAGGAACGGGTCGAAAACCACATCGCCAACACGCGAGCCAGCGAGGATGCAGGGCTCGATCAGGGCTGGCGGGAAGGTGGCGAAATGGGCTTCCGGGTAAGGCTGCGTGGTGACAGTCCAGACGCTGCGCTTGTTGCGATAATCACGATCTTTGTCAGGATGCTGAGTGTCATGAGAAAACTGAGTTTGTTGCAATCGCTTTAAACGAGAATCAGCAGGCGTTTTAGGGCGCGGCCCATTTGCAACGAATGACTCATAGCTATTCCAGATTCCAATGCTGCGTTCCGCTATTGCATCCGCATCATAGTAATAGCGTTCGTTCTTCGATAGCAGGAACAAATACTCGTGACTCTTGGTGCAACGATCACGCACACTCTCCGGCATCGGGTTCGGCTTGGCCCAGATGATGTCCTGGCGCAGATACCAGCCATCAGCCTGCAGCGCAAAAGCGACGCGCCAGGGGATACCTACGAGGTCTTTGGGTTTGAGGCCAATCGTCAGTTTGTTGATTCCAGTCGGCGCACTTTCCTGAGTCCTACTAGACGTCAGGCTCGATTTGTCCTGACCGTTCATGCTACCTTTAGGCGATGCTGCATAACTATCCCCGAGGTTAAGCCAAAGCGTACCATCATCTGCCAGCAAATCGCGCACCAGACGGAACACCTCGACCATGTTGGCGACGTATTCCTGCGGCGTGAATTCGAGTCCAATCTGGCCGGCAACACCGTAATCACGCAAGCCCCAGTACGGCGGGCTCGTCACGCACATCTGAACCTTCACGCCCTCCGCGACCCAGTGGCGCATGATCTCGCGGCAGTCGCCGACTTCACAGCGGTTCACTTCCACATCTCCGCCAGCAGGCACCCCGAATTCGGATAGAGCGGCTTCATGCGCAGCTTCGCCTCGTAGTATTGTCTCGCGTTGGCGAGCTTGCAGATGCGGCAGCGGTCGGATGCGCCCGGCACGACGTAGGAATTCTCCTTCGTGTGCGGATGCCCGCAGACGAAATGCTCGATCATCTTTTCCTTCTTCGCCTGCGTGCGAGCCCGAGCGGCAAGGCGGGTGGCATTCCGAGCCCGCGCCCGCTCGAACTCCGAGTCCAGCGACTTCATCCGAACAGTGCCCGCGTCATGTAGCCCACCACGGCGCCAAAGCAGCAGGCAACGACAACGCCATACCACAGCCGCTCGCGCCAAATCTCGCGATGCCGATGCAGAACTTCCTCGAGCGAATCACCCATCACGGCCACCTCATGTCTGCGTTGCGCTTCTCGTATTTCGCCCACATATCACGATTCCACGGCGACACGCCCTTAAAATACACCACCCGCTTGCCGCATCCCTTGCACTCCCAATGCGCGAATATTCCCTTGTCTCCCAGATGAACCCAATCATGCGGTTCAGCTTTGAGCGTGAAAAAATGTCGCAGCCTCATTCGCCAGTTCATTTCTCATTCTCCACCGTCACCGCTTTCCGCTTCGGGCCACGCACCCGCACGCCCATCACCGCGGGCTTGTCCTCGTCGGCATCCTTGCGCAGCAACCCCGCAGCCCCGGCAAGCAGACGAAGAACAGCAACGCGGTCATACAGCGTCACCTTCAGCCCGACAATCCTGCCGTCCTTGCCAAGCCGCTGCTCGATCGACTTCACCATGCCGATGTGCCGCGGGTCAATCTTCGAGGACGGAACGAACTTCAACTCGCCGGCCTCGTTCCACTTCACGATGTCCGTGATGACGGTGGAGCCCATCGCCAGCATGTGCCAGGCAATCGCCTCCCGATTCGCCATGATCGTCGCCGAACGGCGCATGTCACGACGCACACGCTCCACACCACCGAAATCACGCAGATCGGGAAAATCCGGATCACCACGCGGGGCAGGAGGAACAGGATTCAGATCGGGAGGAGTCTCAGCCATCGAGATACGCCCTCACGAATTCCGCCGCTTGCGGAGCGACGATGGCATTGCCGTAGGCGCGCAGTCGTCCCACTCGGGCGGGAGCCCCATGAGCCAGCGGGAAAATGCTGGGTTGAGTTGGCCGCGCTTTTCCGTCGGCGCAGGGGAGCCAGACGGCGTCGCGCCAGAATCCGTTAGTTGGTGCGCCTGTTCGCTCAATGGCTTCCCGCGCGTCTGTTCCAGCCTGGCGCGGTGATGTTCCTCGCTCGCCTCGTTGCTCTTGAAGTCCCGACTGCTCGGCGTTGCCCATGGCACCAGCAACGCTACCGTTTTCCTGCTGCTGTCCGTGTTGCCCGCTTCGTTGTAGCCCTTCTGCGCTGGCGTCCCGGCCATCGGTGTCGGCCAACTCGCCAGCGTCGCCGCGTCGTCCAGATTCAGCATGTGGCCTTGTGCTCGCCGCTGCATCGCCTTCTCGGGATTGGACTGCAATCCGCCCCGGTTCTCCGGCATTGCGTTCGGCGTCGGCCAACTCGCAAACCGGACTACGTGTTCCAGCGATACCGTGTGTTTGCGCCCGTCCAGCGTCATCCCGGTTGCGCTCATCTTGCTCGGGTCCACTGATCTTCCGCCGCTCGGCGTGTTCGGAGTCGGCCACGAAGTAAAGCCGGTTCCTGATGTGCGGAGCGCCGAAGCCCGCAGCGCAGGTATCGACCGTCCCGACGGCGTAATCCGCTGCTTCCAGGTCAGCGCAAACAAAGTCGAGCCAAGCAAGTCCGTCCGCGCTTGCAACCTGCTCGCCAAAGATAACGTCAGGTCCGCACTCGCCAATGAGCCGCGACCAGTGCGGCCAGAGATGGCGCTCATCACCGAATCCAGCCGAGCGCCCCGCTGCACTGAAGGGCTGGCAGGGGCAGGAGCCGGTCCAGACTCGCCGCTCGTCGGGCCATCCTGCGAGCCGGAGGGCGTAGGCCCAGACCCCGATCCCGGCGAAGAAGTGGCATTGGATGAAGCCTCGCAGGTCGTCTCCCTGAACATCGACAATTGACCGCTCATCGACTTCTCCGGGCGCGATGTGACCAGCGGCGATGAGATTCCGAAGCCACTGCGCAGCATAGGGATCAACCTCGTTGTAGTAAGAATAGGAAGCCATCGGGAGAAAAAAATTTGAGGGGGAGCCCCCACGCCAGGGCCGAGGGCGGGGGAGGGGGAAAGGTGGGGGTGCCGGCGGCATGCCTGGCGCGCGTGGATCCCGGGCTCGAGCTCATGCGTGCGTAGGTGCTTGATGGGCAAGGGAATTCGGTGCTGCGTCTACTGAGCTTACGAGCGTATGCGGCATGGACGTGGGCTCAGGCGGCCAGAGTTGCAGTGCGGTCGGGCTCGACGTGGCGTGCTTGCGCATGCTGTATCTGCCCGGATAAGTCCGGAGTGTCAAGGAATCGCCAGATTATGATCGACGACGGGGGCGGCATGCGTGCTACGCGCTGCAGTAGTCCGCGGCGCTCGAGTTTTCGCAGGTTGGCGCCTACGGTATGCCTGTGGATGTGCAGTGCTGTGGCGATACGCTGCTGTCCGATGCGCACGATGCGCGTGGTGCGTTCGGCGTGGTTTGCCATGAGCGCGTATATGCGCAGCATGTGTGGTGAGTCCTGGCCGTTGAATGCATCGCACCATGACGTTACCGGGGTGACTACCCACTTGCCGAGTCCTCGCATCACCCGTTCCCGCTCGGTGCGTTGCTCGAGTGTTGGTGGTTTGCGTGGGATTTTCATGGATCTGTGGGTTTCTTGTACAGGAAAGCGGGTTTCTTGGACAGGTGTTGACCTACCCGTTTAGGAGACTCAGTACTACCAATACCTTGTACTCCTACTCCTACTCCTTCTCTACGTGTAGGCAACGTGTCAGCAACGCGTGTATTACGCCCTGAGATAGGACGTTGTTTATGTTCGTTTGTTACATCATCAGGGTATTCTGATTGTGGGCAGGTGCGGCGCCAATACCAGCGCGAGTTCTTGAACCGCGTGATGTGCCAGTACTCACGGCCCTGCGCCTCGTAGCGCAGCACCATGCCGGCGTCCTGCAGGTCGCTCATCAGCTTGATCGAATCGACCTCGCTCTTGACCTGGCTGAAGCTGTGCATCCACCGGAATAGGCGCCGCGGCCCGCCCTCGAGGTTGCCGTAGTCATCTGCGATCAGGATCATGTTCTCGTAGACCAGTCGGTGCGTGTCTGTCGGAAGATTAAGCCAACGCTCTGATCGCAGCAACTCATCGCGGATGACTCGATCCGGCATCGATCACCCAATCACCGGACTTCAACGCCGTAGAGCTCGGCGATGTAGTGCTTGGCTACCCTGCGCGCTCGTGCAATATCAGGCGGGCCATGAAATTCACGATCTCTCGCGTGCCATTCCTCCTCCAACTGGTAGCATAATCGCGTGAGCTTGCGGAGATCCGTTCCACACGCAGCGAGCCTCAGACCTTCACGCTCCAAGCTGGATTGTTTCACATGAATCACCGACGCTTGCGCCACGCTTCCATCGCCGCCAGTCGCTCGGCACGGAACCAGGCATCGCTGCAAGCCTTGGCACAGAACCGCTGCCAGTTGCGCTTGGGCTTGAACTCGGCCCCGCACTGATCGCACCGGGCGACCACGACCGACACCGATAGTCTGTTGTCAGGAACCACGCCGTGTTTGCGTGGCTGGTCTATAATCGATTCGTCGGGCATATCGCAAGTCTGCCTATCAACTTGCGTTCAGTCAACAGCCTGCGGTCGCCAACTCAGACTGTCGAATTCCCGACACCTGCCAGGTATTCCCTCACCAGCTTCCACGCCTGCTCCACGTCCCAGCACACCTCGACCCGGTGGCCGGCGAGCCGCAGCCGCGAATGCACCGACTTCTGCACCGCGGTGCCGTGCATGAACTTGTTCCTCTTGAACTCGATATAGAGGCCGATGTGTCGCCCATTGGAGACAGGCAGGCACCAGTCGGGAATGCCCGGGCGCGCCCCCTCGGCCTTCATCTTGCCGGCACGCCCTCGAGACGCCCCGGCCCCAGCGTTCGGGATGCCGTAGGCCAGCTGCAGCGCCGGATAGCGCCTCTCATGCAGGCGACAGAGCGTGACGAACGTGCTCTGAATCTGATACTCGGTAGGAATCGTCCTACGCATCGAGGCCCTCCGCCACGCGCTTGGCACGCTCGGCCGGCGTTTCATTCTCGTCCAAGTAGTGCATCAGGGCGTTGTAGATGATCGCCGACATGGAGATGCGGGTGCGCTCGGAGTACGCCTCGAGTCGCGCCTTGTCGGCATCGTTGAGACGAAACATCATCGGTTTCAGCTTGGATGGCATGGGATTGAGCGCCTATTGACAGGGGGTGCAGTAATTATGCTATCGTAGTGATATACGAGTCAAGGGAGACTTGCATGAAGCGCTACGTCGCCTACTACCGCGTCTCGACCGACAAGCAGGGCGAGTCGGGCCTGGGCCTCGAAGCCCAGCGCCATGACGTGAAGCCCTACGCCGCCGGCATCATCGCCTCCTTCACCGAGATCGAGTCGGGCAAGGTGAATGCCCGGCCCGAGCTGGCGAAGGCGCTCGACTTGGCCCGTAGGGAGGACGCCGCGATCCTGATCGCCAAGATCGACCGCCTGTCCCGCGACGCCGGCTTCCTGCTGACACTGCGAAACTCAGGGGTGGAGATCGTGGCCGCCGACATGCCCCACGCCGGCACCCTTGAGTTCGGCATCCGGGCAGTCGTCGCCCAGCACGAGCGCGAGGAGATCAGCCGCCGCACCAAGGCCGCACTCGCTGCCGCACGTGCCCGGGGCGTGAAACTAGGCTCGCGCTATCCTGCCCGCGGTGGCAAAGCCTGCGCTGCGATCCTGAAGGCCCGCGCTGCCGCCTTCGCCGCAACCGTGCTGCCCACCATCCGCGAACTCCAAGCGGCCGGCGCCCATACCGTGCGTGCCATAGCCGCCGGGCTCGTCGAGCGTGGCATCCCGACTGCCCGCGGCAACCGGACCTGGCACCCCTCGCAGGTGGCGAACGTGCTGAAATACGCGGCCTGAGAGGAGCGATGCTATGAAAGACGGTGGACCGGCGTTTCCCGCGCAACCTACCTACAAAATGCCGCATGGCGTAGAGATGGTCGTTGAACAAAGCGGCATGTCCCTGCGCGACTGGTTTGCGGGGATGGCATTGCAGGGAGTGCTCGCATCTATGGCGGACCCGCAGCAACGTCGCCGCGCTGAACAAAAAGGCGAAACGCCGAAGGATTTAGCGATTGCTCGCTACCACGTCGCCGATGCGATGCTCGCGGAGCGGGAGAAAAGCGCATGACAAGCGACCTGTTCACCGGCCGCGCGCTGCGTGACGCCGGCATCGTTCGCGCAACCCACGATGTAGCGGTGCGCGATCTCATCGAAGCCTGCCGCCGCTGGGCGCTGTCCTACGCCGCCAGGAACGGTAGCGTCTCGATCAACGACGTGCGCCGCGTGTGCGATCTCAACGTGCTGCCGCCGAACGCGATCGGCGCCATCTTCCGCGATAAGCGCTTCGAGCAGATCGGCACCGAGCAGGCCGAGCACGTGAAGTCGCACGCCCGAATCGTGCGCATCTACCGGGCACGCAAAAATGCCTAGCACCTTCACCTGCCTCGAATGCGGCCACATCTACATCGGCCTCATCTGCAATATCTGCAAGGTGCCGAAGGGGGAAATGAGCTGCGGCTGCAGGTTCGATGGCGATGAATGGCGGTATTGCCTCGAGCACCACGAGGAGCCCTCTGACGACCGCTACAACGATCCGCGGCATGTGCCGTATTCCAACCTGGGACGAGGAAAGAACCGATGACACAAAACCTGCCTGCGCTCTTCACCATGAGCGACCTTGAGAAGATGGCGAACGCAATGGTGAAGTCGCAACTCTTCGGCATCAAGACTGCTGACCAGGCGGTGACGCTCATGCTGGTCGCCCAAGCCGAGGGGATGCACCCGGCGACCGCCGCTCGCGACTACCACATCATCCAGAACCGGCCGGCCATGAAGGCGGACGCTATGCTCGCCCGTTTCCAGCAATCGGGCGGTAAGGTCGAATGGGTCGATTACACCGACTCGAAGGTATCGGCCCGCTTCTCCCATCCGCAGAGCCCGACTCCAGTGCTGATCGAGTGGACTTTCGACATGGCAAAGAAGATCGGGCTCACGGGCAAGGACAACTGGCGCAACTATCCGCGGCAGATGCTTCGGGCCCGCGTGGTGTCTGAAGGCGTGCGGACCTGTTACCCCGCGATTGCCACGGGAATCTATACGCCGGAGGAAGTTCAAGACTTCGCGCCCGAGAAAGACGTCACACCCACCGCGGGCACGTTCGGCGCGCTGCCCGTGGCGCGCCAGGAAGTGTTGAACGCCACTGCTTCGGAAGTGCGGGCACTGCTGGCGAACGATCAGGCGTGGGATGCCTACGGTCTGCTGGAGAACTCAGGCTTCGATACCGATGAGCGCGCGGCCTTCTGGTCGTTGCTCGATTCCAAGCAGCGCAACGTCCTCGGTCGCATGGGAGAGGCCGAGCGGGCGAAAGCGAAAGGCGTCATCAGTCCGGCGCAGCACCGAAGGCTCGAAGCGCAGATCAAGGAACTCGGGCTGAGCCGCCAGGAAGTCAAGGATCAGTGCCTCGCCAAGTTCAACGTGACCTCCCTCACGCAATTGACGCAGGAGCAATATCAGGAACTTGACAGCCAGCTTGCGGTGATGGCATCGCAGGCTGGAGCGAAATCCGCCGCCGCGCAGCCCCGCCCGGAGCCATCCGCCCCTCCCTCGGAGACTCCCGCTGCGCCGGCGGCGGACCCTGATCCCGAGCAGAAACCGAAAAGCGGGCTCGCCTTCTACTACCCGGGCATGGCCGAGCCGCAGGATCAGGCCGAGACGGCGGATGAGTGGTTCCTGCTGTGGCAACACATGTGCGACAAGATCGTCGCCTCGACGCGCATGGACTCCGCAGAGAAGGACAAGAAGATTCGTGATCTCAGGAAAGCGAACCATCCGGTGGTGAAACGGCTCGGCGCGGTCATGGCGGCAAAGCTCAACGCCGACATCGCCAAGCGCTCGCGTGAGCTGAAGGATGCGGCGATGGGAGGATAGGCATGAATATATTTGAGTGGTGGGCGGTCGGGGTATTGCTTTCAATCCCTTTCGTTATCATTCTGGCCATCAAATTCGACGAAAGACGCTGCCGGTTTTGTCGTAAACGAAAGGGAGTCATTCTTGCCCCGGCGATTTGGGAATACACCAGCGATCGCTATTACCACGAAGAATGTCTGACGAACGTCTTAAGGGAGCCTCATAAATATCGCCACTTAGTAGACATGGCGATTGATATTGAAGAACGCATCGCCTATCTCCGCAAGCAGGACGAAAAACGTCTTGCTGCTGCGGAACTGGCAGCGAAGCGTCTGGATGGACAGCCATGAACTTCCCGACCGATTACGTCAGCCCGAAAGAGCGACTCGGGCGCCTCTACGACTACCAGGCCAATCACTACCGCTTCCAGCGCCAGCCGCAGGATTACCGCTGGCTCGAGTGCCACCGCAGCTCACGCGGGCTGCGGCTGATGACGCTCGGCATCCTGCTGGCGATCCTGGCAGCGGTGATACGCTGGTGAGACAGCGAACCTACTGGGACTGGCGGCTGAAGCACTATCCGCTCGTTGTGGTGCCGATGATTGTCTACTTCAATGCAGCGCCGCAGGTGAGCGAAAGCGCCCATCGTGATGGAACCGCAGACACCTCTAGAGCGAGCGGTGATCCTGCGGCCGCTGCACCCATCATCTTCACCGACCGTGACGACTCGCCCTGGATGTGCCAGGAGAAGAAGCCCGAGGAGCCGGGATTGGTGAGGGCGGCTTGTTTCCGGTTGACGAAGGAGCATCTGTGACCGACGAAGCGAGAGAACTGCTGCCGTGCCCGTTCTGCGGGGGAACCCCTGAAATGGAAGATCGAGAGTGGCTTCGCGTCATGTGTAGAGACTGTTACGCGAAAACACACGGTTTCGCGTTCAAGGTAGATGCAGTGAAAGCATGGAACCGCCGCTCCCGCCCCCA